ATGTCCTGAAACTCATCACGAATTTTATTTTTTATATTTTCAGATACTTTAACATCATCTAAAACAATCTCAACAGACTGATCTTTTTCGACTGAAACAATTGCTTCATTTACAATGTTTTCAATCGCTGTGTCACAGTCACCATACTGAGCAATTTGTCGATAGCGACGTAGAAGATCGTTTTCATTTTTGATAACGCCTTCCAAGTCCATGACTTGTCCAAAGTATCCACCAGCATTAATTCCAACACTAGTAGATACAACGGTTGAGCCATCTTGCGCAGGATTAGGAGCCACCACACTGGGTAACTCCTTGCCTTGTTTACGCTTTATTTCAAATCCAAATAATTCCATACTATATCCCTACGTTAATTTCTTTCGCTTCTATTTATAGAGGGAAAGTACCGACTGGAGTATCAATCGAAACGTTGAGACCAAAGCCAGAACTTGCACCTGTATCAGAAGTGAAGAAGTTGTAAGTAAATTCAACATCAAACATTTCGATAGCGTTCTGCTGTTCGTAATCTAGTGCAACTGCACCGATTAGCGTTGGCATCGCATCAACAAACTTGTATGATTTGATTTCTGCACCAGAACGATCCAACTGAGTCACTGTCAAGTCGACTTGGTAATCGCTAGGATTAGTACGACCATCAGTGGTGTTGTAGTTCTGAATACCAGACTGCCATTGCTCGAGAGCATTACGGATACCGAAAGTAGTATCGTTATAAACTGTTACCGTCCAAGGTTGGAAAGTACGTTCGCCAGCAAAGTTAACTGGACGACCACGATAGAGAACTGGAAGAGTCTCAATCGTAGAAGCAGGTAACTGTGCAGCTTTACAGAGGAACTGTGCCCTCTGTCCAGCAATCGCACCTAGACCAACATAAGACGGAAATGTTAAATCAACACGAAACTGATTGGGACGTGCACCGCCACCGATCATTTGTGCCTTAAAGTCAGCAATATTTGCCATTTCTCTATCTCCTTTGTTCTAATCTATTTATGTTCACTCTATTAACCAGTCAACTCACTGAACGAAACGCCAGTACGAGCAGCAACAAAGTTCAGAGTGATAAAGTTGATAGAACGGCTAGGTTTGACGAAGATATCAGCAACGAATTCGTTACGATCGATAACTTCACCAGTATTGTTACTATCATCACACTTCACTAAGAAGTCTGTTACACCACGACGACCTTGTACGTCACGGAGGAATGGTTCAACCAAGTTACGGAACTGAGCACGAGTGAACGAATCGTTGAATTCGAACAACTGGAACTTAGCAGCAGTAGCAATGGCTTTTTCAAGAACGATAAACAAGCGACGGACATTGATACGATCGAAAGCACTTGGCTTAGAAAGTAGAGTCTTGTCACCAAATAGAACAGTGCCATCTCCAGGAAAAGTAACAACAGGGTTGATACCAGACTTGTAAAGAGCATCACGGTCTGTCTTAGTTGGATTCATTGCTAGTTTAACAACATTCTTAACCTGACCACGATTCAAACCAGCAGGTGAGAACCATGCATCGTTTGTGTAGTCAGTACGAGCAGCAAGACCAGCCATATCACCATTCAAAGGAATGAAGCGATATACATCGTTGTAGCGATCGTATTGGTACTTGAATCCAGAATCCATTGCAGCGTAAGAAGTGCTTGGAAGAGCATTACGGTATGCAATCATAGCGTCTGTGTTGGTAGAACCATTGCCAATAATAACATCATTAGTAGATGTATTGATTGGAGAGATGAATACCATACAGTCTTTACGTGATTCGCAAACATTGTTGATGATGTAAGTAGCAACAGTAGTTGTAACTTTACCAGCAGCAAGTAGGCTAACATCGTATGCAGCGTCATCTGCAAGAAGAATCCAAGCAGACTGAAGATTACCGTCAGAAACAGCGTAATCATCAACACCACCACTCAAAGAACGATTAATCGCTGATGTGATAGTATCAAATGTTATGCCTTCAGCAGAAGTACCCCAGTTAGAAACTGATTCTGGATGATCCATCCAATATAGATATTCAGAACGTGA